CTGTTCAGCGCATCGACACGGACAACTGCGGCTCACACAAGACGCTGCCGGGAACGGCTATCCCAGTTCAAACGATAGATAGCCTGAACCTCGATCAGTGCGATTTGATCTGGCTGGACATCGAAGGTGCCGAGGCTGACGCCATTAAAGGCGCACTAGCGACAATCGAGAAGTTTTCGCCTATCATAGTCCTCGAAGAAAAGGGACTAGGCCCAAAAGCCGATCTGCCCGGCTATTCTAGCGTGATGCGGATTGGAAATGACACTGTGTATCGGAGGACATAGATGGATTATGTAGCGCCAGACGGACGGGACCGGATCATTCCGCGTTTCCATATCAAGCCGGTTCGTAACAACTTTCTGTCGGAGAAAGAGGGCCGTGAGGTCTGGGCTGACGTTGAGTATGTGGAACTCATTGTGCCGGGCGATAACAAGAATATCGTTGACGTTGCCGTGAAGGAAGAACACCGCGAACGTTGGCCGACCAAATACGCTGCGTTTAAGGCTAACATGGAAGCCCCTGAGAGCGGCACACCGCTAGAGGAATGGGCGGGCGTGGGCCGCAGTCAGGTGATTGAGCTTAACAGCGTTCATATCCGCACCGTTGAGGCTCTGGCGGGCCTGTCTGATAGCCAACTGGCCAAATGCGTCCCGATGGGTGGTCAAGCCCTTCGCGCTAAGGCGCAGCGGTTTATTGAGCAGACTGAGGCTGAGAAGCCCCTTGCTGAAATGACGCAGCGCATTCGAGAGCTTGAGGAAAAACTGGCACTGGCGCTTGAGGCCAAAGCAGAGAAGGCAGCCGCATGAACAATCTTGAGCGCGACGTAATGTATAAGCCTGGTGCTACCTTCTATAAGGAAGGCAAGTTCCTGATGTTCCGCTTTCAGGCCGATTCGTCGTCGGTGATTGGTCCGCGTGTAGCGACTGAAGCCGACAAGAAGGCACATGGCGCGGAATATGATATGTACCTCAAGACGGCGTTCAATAATGCGCCGATTGAAGCGTTTGATCACGACGGGGTGGATGGTCCCGGCGGTGTAGCCCAGCCTGTCAGCGACGACCAAACGGACGTTGTGGCGGAACATGAAACCATCCCCGCCCTTAAGAAGCGCGGGCGTCCTGCAAAGGCCTAACCAATGGCGATGAACCTTTTGAGCGACGAACACGCGCAGCGGTTTAATGCTTACGTTTACCATGAGCCAAACACTGGGTGTTGGCTGTGGGGTGGCGGCGTAAGCAAATCCGGCTACGGAGTGTTTTGTGCGTCGGCGGCAAAAGGTGACAGGAAGCAAGATTCAGCGCACCGGATAGCATGGGCGACGGCTAACAAAACGGCCCCGCCAAAGGGAATGAGCGTCTGCCACAAGTGTGACGTAAAAACCTGCGTCAACCCCGACCATTTGTTCCTTGGGACGCCAAAAGAAAACACGGCGGATATGTTCCGCAAGGGGCGGTGGGTTCAGCCAAGCCGGAACAACCCCGCAAAGGGTGAAACGCACGGGTCTAAAACAAAACCGCATTGCGTGTTGCGCGGCGAGATACACGCTGGGGCTAAACTGTCGGAGGCCGATGTGTTGGCAGTTCGGGCAAGCCACAGGACGCTTACGGATGAGGCTCTTGTTCACGGCGTAACGCCGCAAGCGATTTACCGGATTCGGAATCGCCTAACTTGGAGGCATATCTAATGGCTATGACGTTATTGCAGATTGTCCAGCGGGCCTGCCGCCTTTTGTCCATTCCCGTCCCTACGGAAGTCGTCAACTCGACTGACGCGCAGGTTCAGCAGCTTTACGCCCTAGCCAATGAAGAAGGCGACGAACTGTCGGGCACCTATGATTGGCAGGTGATGCGAAAGCAGCATCTGTTTAATACGGTGGCAAGCGCGGTGCAGGCGAGCGCAGTTCCGTCTGACTTGGATCACTTTATCGCAAACTCGTTCTTCAACAGGACGACAATGCGTTACATTTACGGGCCTATCACCCCGCAAGAGTGGCAGGCTATCCAAGCGCAGCCCCAACTCAATCGCGTGTTTCTGGCGTTCATTGAGCGGGACGGTCAGTTTCTGGTGACGCCGACGCCCGCCGCCGGGGAGACGATTGCGTATGAGTATATCACGACAAACTGGGCCAAGTCGGCTGCCGGTTCGGCGCAATCGTCATTCCTTGCTGACACCGACCTGACGTATTTGGATGACAAGTTGTTCCCGCTTGGCCTCCGCTGGCGGTTCCTGAAATCCAAGGGACTGGACTACGCGGAGGATTTCCGCACCTATCAGGGCGAGCGTAATCAGCGCATGGCCCGTGACGGCGGCAACGGCGTAATCGACAGCACGGGCGGCAACTATTACGGCTGGTCAACGAACATCCAAGAGGGCGGGTTCCCCGGATGATCCTGTTCGTCACCATTTCTGACACCAAAAACCAAGAGACGCAGCGCAAGAAGATTAACGCGCTGTTGTCGGTGTATGCGCCGGGCTATGGTTCAGCCCTGCCAGCCGCTGCGGATAGCCCAGACGGTCGGTTGTTCTATATCGGCGCACAAGGCTATCAGAACCGTTCCGGGGCATGGGTGGCGATATGAGACAAGCGGCGCAGCGATACGGTCGCCAGCCCTTACGGTCGGTAACTCAACAGCGAGTGTCTATCGGACGCGCTGTCCCGGCTCCCGTTGGTGGATGGGATGCTCAATCGCCGTTGGCCAATATGCCTGCGGAAAACGCGGTCATTCTGGACAACTTCATTCCCCGCGCGGGCTACGTCGAACTGCGTAAGGGCTATGTGCCTTGGCAAGAGGGTATGCCGCTTCCGACTGAATCGCTTTTGGTTTGGCGTGGTGGCACGGCTGTTGTGCCAGATGAGATTTTTGCAGCGGCGGGTGGCTCGCTTTACGACGTAAGCAATCAAAACGATGCGCCGGTTGAGGTGTTTTCCGGTGCTGGCAATGCGCGGTGGCAATGGATTAACTTTGCCAATGACGCTGGGACGTTTTTGATTGCCGCTAACGGGTCTGTCGATCCGGTCTATTACGACGGCTCTACGTTTGCCTCAACGGTCATTACCGGCTCGGCTGGGGTGATTACCCTCGACCCGCGCACGTTGGTTGACGTGATGGACCACAAGGGCCGCTTGTTCTTTGTGCAAGAAGACAGTCTGCGGTGCTGGTTCCTTGAGCCGTTTGCCATTCAAGGCACGGCCAATCTGCTGGACCTCGGCCCGATTTTTGACAAGGGCGGTTCGATCCTTTGCCAATCGACTTGGACGCTGGACGGTGGTTCCGGTGCCGATGATCTGGCGGTGTGGGTCACTACGCAGGGTCAGGTGGCGGTGTATCAGGGCCTTGACCCTTCGGACGCAAACAACTGGGCACTGGTTGGCGTTTATGACATTGGCCTGCCGCTCTCGCGCCGGTCGCTCATCAAGTATGGTTCTGACCTGGTAGTGCTGACGACCAACGGTGTCGTTCCGCTTTCTCAGGCGCTGAAATTGGACCGCGCACAAGAGAACCTTGTGGCGCTGACGCAGAAAATCCAAAATGCATTTCAGCAATCCACGACCAAATATCGCAATAACTTTGGCTGGGAAGGTGCGCTGTATCCCAAGGGGACGCTGGCAATCTTTAACGTCCCGACAGCCAATCTCACGCGGTCGGAGCAATATGTGCAGAACGTCCAGACGGGCGCATGGTGCCGGTTTACGGGCATTGATGCGTTCTGTTGGGCTGTGGCCAACGACCAAATGTATTTTGGCGCGGCTGATTCTGTCTGTTTGTGGGACACAGGCTTTGCGGACAATAACACCGGCATCGTTGGCGACATCAAAACGGCGTTTAACTATTTCGGCTCGCGTGGCAGCCTGAAGAAGTTTGAGATGATTCAGCCGGTATTGCGGATCAGCGCAGACTTGGCCCCGGCTATTGAAATCGTTACGGACTTCAAGGAAAAAGTGCCAACCGCTGTTCCGACCACGATTAGGACAACGGGCGGGCGTTGGGATACGGGCCTTTGGGATGTAGCGGTTTGGTCTGAGGCTGTGCAAACGCGCGATAGCTGGACGAGCGTTACCGGCATTGGCTACTGCGGTGCCGTGCGGATGCGAGTAGCGCCTGATGCTACGCTCTACATTGACCTTGCGGTGGATGACGATACGTCGTTGGCCTATGAGGCAGACGGCATCATTGCCATGCAAGCGGCTCGGAACACCAACGCGCCGTGCGAGATTATCGCGTTTAATCTTAAATACGAAAACCAGACGGGCGGGCAGCTTTGAGGCTAGTTTCCGGCCCGTTCTCCCCGCTTGTCGCTCAATGGGTAGCGGACCAGATTGGGCATGGACTGGACTGGGGACCGTGCGAGGCCATCGGAGTGGTCGATAAGCACGACAATCTCATCGGCGGTGTGGTTTTTAACCAATATCAGCCCCAATATCGCAACATTGAGGTTAGCTTTGCCTCGATACGGTCCAACTGGTTGACGCCTTTGCTGGTCACAGGTATCTTGCGTTATCCGTTCCAACAATTAGGGGCGGCGAGAATCACCAGCCTGACGCCAAAGCGTTTGCGTCCCGCTCGCCAGTTTCTCTCAAAGTTTGGTTTCAAACATGAGGGGACTATCCGGCGTGGTTATGGTGACGACGATTGCATCATATCCGGTCTTCTCGAAAGCGAGTGGCGTGTTCACCGTTTCAACAAGGATCGTGTAAGTGAGCAAGCCAAAGCCCCCAGCGGCTCCTGATCCCGTTCAGCTTGCCAACGCTCAAAGCGCGGCAAACACCGCAACTGCGCGTGAGCAGCAGCGGCTGAACATGGTGAATACGTCCGGCCCGCAAGGGACCGTGCGTTATATCGCTGACCCGTCCGCACCTGGTGGCTATCGTCAAGAGACGGCACTTAGCCCCCTTGAACAGCAGAACTACGAACGCTCGACAGGCGTTTACGGTAGCGCTCTGGACACGGCAGGCCAGCAGATTGGCCGCGTGAACACGGCGCTTGGTCAAGGCTTAAGCACCGAAGGCTTGCCGGAACTGCAAGGCTACAACGCACCTGACTTTGACCGCCAACGGTTTGAGGATTCGGTTTATGCCAGCCAGACCCGTAGGCTTGACCCGCAATTTCAGCGGCTTGAGAGGTCGCAAGACGCACGTCTTGCCGCGCAGGGCCTTGGAGCGAATAGCGAGGCAACGCGAAACCTACGAACTGATTTTGCTAGAGATAGAGCTGACGCATACGGAGAGGCAGCCAACCAAGCCATCCAAGCCGGTGGCGCGGAGCAATCTCGCGCTATCCAGCAGGCCATTGCGAACGGGACATTCGGTAATCAGGCGCGGACGCAGGGCCTCCAAGAGCGGGCTTACGTCCAGAACCAGCCCCTTCAGCAACTTCAAGCTCTGCTAGGCACGGGCCAGGTCGGTATGCCGCAGGGCATTCAATACAGCCCGACCGGAGTAGGCCAGACGGACGTTCTCGGCGCTAACGCTATGAGCCTCGGTCAGCAGAACGCAAACTACAACGCTCGAATGCAACAGCAAGGCGGTCTAATGAGCGGGCTGTTTGGCCTCGGCTCGGCTGGCCTCGGCGCTTGGGGGTTGAGAGGCAACTAATGGCCGTCCGTCCTCCCATGCCTGTTCCGCAGATGATCGAAACGCCAACGATGCGCCGTAGCGCAATGCTGGCGAAACTGCTTGAGGAACAACGCCAGCCCGTTGAGATTAAGGGCGGTTACGGCGAACTTGCGGCTAGGCTTCTTGGTCAAGGCATCACGCAGTTTAGTGCAAACCGTGCTGAACGGGCTGTGCGAGACGAACG